ATCTATTGAACAGGTAGATTCTCCCATTCCTGGACATTTTCCAGAATGTGGCTGGGACGGACTTGTAAAAACTATAGCCTCTTGTAAATGCTACTATCCAGGCATGGATAGGGAATACGGAAGGTAGATAATAATTGAGACCATTGCTCTAATCATTCTATTTGGATTCCTATTTTTTAGGATTGTTATTCTGGATAGTCGTATTACTCGTATTGAGAATTCTGTTTATCCCTCCCTGAGAAATAGGAAAAAGCCATGACTCACGACCCGCTGTGCCCACGATTCATGTATGACATGCCGTGCCTATGCAACCTGATAAAGCGTGTGAGAATCAACGAAAGAGGCAGAACCGTGAAGTCGCCTAGCGTTGTCTGCCCTGAGTGCTTTGAGCACGTTGAGTTGCGTATCGACTTAGTGCAGCATGCGGACGAGGAAGGTGACCTTTCGATACAGGTCAGCGTTGACCCGCAGCCCGTGTGGGATCACGCCGCCAAGCATGTATGGGATGGCGGTGCCGCTCCATGACCCACGACCCGCTGTGCCTGGCCCTAGATGACCAAGGCTTTAGCGTTGCCTATTTTGGTCCAGCCGGAAGTCACGATGACATTGACTGTCTTTGTTGCTACTTCATAGCCAAGGTAAGGGCTGACGAGCGAGCCAGACAGGACCGCGACGCATTTACTCACGTCAGGTTCGACGGCCTTCGCATGGCGATGGGTAACTTCGACCCCTGCCCCAACTGTGCCAAGCGTCCGTGTGAGTGCAAGCCTGCCCCGTGCTGCGGGGTGCCTTGGAACCCGCGTGACTTCACTAGCGGAAAGGACTGCTGGTGGTGCCAGCGTTCTACTCAGGAGATGAGCGAATGACTCACGACCCGCTGTGCGCCAGAACGCCCACGGAGCGCAGTGTCGCGGATGATCTTCGACGCCTCACTGAATCCCTTCTGGAACTCGGACATGAGACCAGTGGTGGGTTTCTCGGAGGGGAACACGGCTATGGGGCATACTTCGAAAACGACGTCTTCATGATGCACCCGTACTGCTGGTGTGAACAAGATGACTGCGCCTGGTGTGATCCGTGTGTGTGCCCGGAAGGAGTCGAGACCTACCTGGTGGACGGCCTTGAGGTAGACACTGAGGTCGACATTGAGGCATGGGTCAACATCCCCAGGGAACGGCGCTCCATTCAGGTGAACAAGGACCTGCAATGCGAACGTTGCCGTACTGACCGGCAACCTGCCCCCAACTTCCTACACAAATCGTCAGGCACCCAGGTTCACTGGTATAAGTACATCGGCCGGGGAATGGAGACCACTATTCACGGCAATTGGGACACGATCATCTCCGAATGCCTCTCCTCACTAGAAACCCCAGTAGACGAACCCCCCGCCCACGACCCGTTGTGCTACATGGCGGAAGGCAAATGGGACGGCGGCTGTCAATGTGGGCTCATCGCCAGAGTCAGGGCAGACGAGCGCAAGCAAGCAGAAGCAAGGGTGGAAACGCTGCGTAATTCTGCTGGCGTCATCACTATCTCTGCTGCTGCCGCCCTCGCTGCTGGCGACACTTGGACTTCTCAACTATGACCCACGACCCGCTATGCCTGCACGACGGGGGCGCATACCACGAACTGGGCGAGAACTCCTGCGCGTGCGACCTCATCGCCAAGGTTAGGGCTGATGAGCGGTCCCTCAAGGGGGCCTGTTGGCGAGAAGCAGAAGGATCACAGGTTCCTGCTGGTGCCATTCGCGTGTACCGCGAGGCTGGATGGTTCTGGGAGATGCCGTGATCCACCACCAGCTGTGCCCGCAGCAGCCATACGACCCATGGCGTCCCTGCATCTGCGAGTTTCTTATTCTCGCCGAAGCGCGAGGATACGACACGGCAATAGCCGACATGACCAGAAACGATCACGGCAGGGAAAAACAAACAGAGCATGACCCGCTATGCCCGGACTATGAAGTTCAACCATGCGGAGACAAAAACTGCCAAGTCTGCTACGCCTGCGAATGTGATCTAATCGCCAACGTACGAGAAGACGAAAGAAAAAAGTTAAACGCCTAGGTAGCCCAAGTACTCCGGAAAGGACCGCGCAATGATACACGACAAGCTCTGCCCAGCGCAAGAGTGCGAATCATCATTTGCATCGTGCAATAGCTGTGACCCGGCGTACGAAAACTGCCGATGCGTGTGCGACCTTCTTCAACAAGCTCGCTACGACGAAGCAGAACAAATTGCCGCGCGCATTAACGCCTACGCCAATAAGCATCACGAACCACACGATCCGCGATACGCGTGCATACGCTGCGACATCACCGCAGCATACCGACTAGCCGCCAAGATGGCCGGAAAGGTCAACCGTGGAACAGTCCCATGACGAGCTCTGCACGTACGAGCCAATCAAATGGCACGGGTGGATGCCAGACGAATACACAGGCAACACGCCATGCACATGTAAAACGATCACCGCGATCCGCGACAACACGTATGACAAGGCGCTCGAGGCCGTCGACTCAATGAAAATGGTGACAGAGAACGGCGAACTCGACGAGCGCGCGACGTCATGGAACTCTGCAATCGACATCGCGTGCTGGGCAATCACCGAGATGAAGCGAAACGGAGAACTGCCATGAGCGCAGAGCACGACACGCTATGCTCACTCGCCAACGGTTGCACATGCCACTGGATCAAGCCGCCGCGAGCCTGTGACGAATGCAACTGCACGTGCGAAATTGTCGAAGCCGCTCGACAGGACGAGCGCGACAAGTACACGCCGCCGTGGCTCGACGAACAATTCTTCCTTGGTTACCAGAAAGGCAGACTTGACGCCGCCCGTGCAATCGACAAGTTCTTTGAGCACACAGACAAAGCTGACGAAAATACGAGAAGGACACTACGCCGAACCGCGCTCGGGTCACGCAGCGACCAGCCACTCAGCAAAGACGGCAGGTAAGAAAATGAGAGACTACCTCGAAATACCAATCGACTACGAAGGCTACGACGACACAGTACGTGACGTGTGGGTAACACTACACAGCGGCAAGGACAAGGACCAGCGCTGGCACGTTCTACACGACACCCAGCACGCGATCCGAGCAGACGGGCTCTGGCAAATCACGTACAAAATCGCCGAGAGAATCAACGCCACCGCGTACATTCCAACCGACGAGGTCGCGTACATCAGTGTTGTTGAAAAAGCGCGAAACGATCACCGCGATGTATGACGACGAACCCTGCATCGGAAGCGTCGTCGTCTTCAGCGACGTGGCAGGCTATCTGTACAGTGCACGACGAACATACACAGGGTGGATATGGAACCCGCCCGCCGCGAATGCTGAAAAAGCATTCCCGTGGGACGACATCTGCATGCCAGGACTTAGCATCGAAGCAGTAATCTCACCGCCAGCACACGCGTCAGATGAACTTGTCTCGCACGGACGACCGATGCTTAAAACAAAGAAGCGCCCCGCCAAAGGTAAAAAAGCACCGAAACCAGCGCTAGCCAAGGCAGCTCCAAGAATAAGTCCAGAGTCGCCAGTCTACTTTGAGTCACCAGACGAGCTCGGTGTCAACATCGCGGTACTCGCGGGAGGGCGCACGCTAACCGGGGTGCACTCACCAGAGCGATGCGCCGGCGACACGTGCGCCATTCACGCCGTTACTCGACACCCGCTATCGGAGTGGCCACAGGAATTTGACCCAGCCACGCACAGCATATCGCGAGTGTGCGAACACGGCATAATGCACCCAGACCCTGACGAGGCGCCATGGCGTCGCGCAATCGGGCGAAGCGAGGCGCACGACTGCGACGGATGCTGCAAAGAGCAATACATGCTCGACGCCATGAAAGGCTGGACGTGATGGTTATCGTCGCTACGATGTCGGTAATAATGTTCCTGCTGCTGTGCTACTTTGTCTGGGCATCCGAATATGGTTACCGCAAGAAGCACACCTGCGAGATCCACTCCGAGGACGGTGACACGCCATGAGCGCTCCCGAATTTGACGACATCAACGACAAGGTCGTCGCGGGCATCGCGGAACAACTCATGCAAAAATACGGGTACGACCGCGACGAATGGCCGCTCGAATGGGATCTAACAGACCCGTACAGCCAGCTCTCCGCGTGGACCGAAAGCACACGCGACGTGATCACCGCGATTCAGAAACTCGATCGCGAAACACTCGAGGAATGGGTAGAAGCCCTACAAGGAAGCGAAGCATAATACACGGGTTTCATTACCGCGAAAATATAATGCTATATGGCACAATGCCACCGCGCTTTCCCGTAGACGACGCCGTCGGGTAGATATACCATTAGCCCATGCAGGCGCCGGGTATTCTCAACATCACCATCTACCAAGGTGCGTCGTGGGACCTTGCGCTAACCTGGAAGACTGGTGACCCGGCGACGCTGGTCAACTTGACAGGCTACACCGCGAGAATGCAGATCCGTTCAAAGACTCCCGAAGGAGCTGTCGCCGAGGCACTCACCACCGCGAACGGGAAAATCACGCTCGGCGGAGCATTAGGCACCATAACCATGACACTCAACGCCGCGGACACCGCCGCGATCAACGCCGGGCGATACGTCTATGACCTTGAACTTGTGAGCAGCAGCGGATACGTCACTCGACTCGTCGAGGGGCAGTGCACCGTGTCACCTGAGGTAACACGATGAGCGACGTTGACGTCGACGTTGTTCCAACACCGCGCGCCCAAGTAATTGTCACGTCACCAACAGCGGCGACCATCATTGTCTCCAACCTTGGGGTGCAGGGGATTCAAGGGCCGACAGGGGCAACAGGTCCGACGGGGCCAGGGGTTACAGGACCAACCGGGCCTACGGGACCGACAGGGCCTGCAGGTTTTCGCGGCTTCAAAGGCGACACTGGTCCAACTGGTCCGACCGGTCCGCCAGCGAGCATTAACGGCGCAAATGGAACATTCACGTCGTCAGACGGAAAAATAATCACCGTCACTGCAGGAATCATTAGCAACATCGCGGACCTATAAATCTCCACGCACACGGCGATACAATCACAACGAAACACCGTCACCGCGCGTAAGGAACGAGGCAACAACCGTGCCACTCGACTTTCCAGCATCACCCAGTGTTAATGACGTGTACACTTTTGAAGGCAAAAGCTGGATCTACAATGGCACCGCGTGGGACGCTGTAAACTCTGGCGCTGTGGGTCCTACGGGCCCCACAGGTCCGACCGGACCCCAAGGCGACCAAGGCGTCCAGGGCATCCAAGGTGTGACCGGGCCGACGGGGCCGACCGGACCGACTGGTCCGCAAGGTGACCAAGGCGTGCAGGGCACGACGGGCGACACCGGGCCAACAGGTCCCACTGGACCTACCGGACCTACCGGACCTACCGGAGCCACGGGCGCGCAAGGCATCCAGGGTGTGCAAGGTGACACCGGGCCCACGGGTCCGACTGGGCCGACAGGCGCCACGGGTGCGACGGGCTCGACGGGCGCGACAGGGGCAACGGGCCCGACCGGACCCACTGGTGCCACGGGTGCCGCCTCCAATGTCACCGGACCTACGGGTCCGACAGGACCGACCGGGCCCACGGGTCCGCAGCCGACCCTGTCCGATACCACGCCCCTAGCGTCGGACTCGGCCACGGGTTCGGCGGGCACGAGCTCGACGGCGGCCAGGTCCGACCACGACCACGCCAATGGCATTTACTCTCTCGTTAATGCCAAGGGCGACTTGATCTCGGCAACTGCCGACAACACCCCCGCAGTCCTGACCGCTGGCAGTAACGGTCAGATGCTCATGGCTGACTCGTCTGCCACGGCTGGCCTGCGCTATGTCGATCCCCCGGCGAACCGGAACCTGATTATCAACGGAGAAGTGGGTCGGGTCGCGCAGCGGTCTGGCAGCGTTGCAAGCATTACGGCGACAGGTTATTACACGGCTGACAGGTGGGTTTCCAATCTCGTTGCAGGTACTTGGACGCAATCCACGGAAAATGATGCGCCAAGCGGTAGTGGATTGAGAAAATCTACTAGGTTGCTCTGTACAACAGCCAAGTCAAGCCTTTCCGCTGGTGACTACATTGGATTCATGCAACGCATTGAGGGGCAAGATTTACAGAGAGTTGCTAAAGGAACGTCTGCGGCGCAACAATTGACACTTTCATTCTGGATAAAGACCAATGTCACCGGAACCTACATCTGCGAATTGTTTGACGTAGACAATACGCGATCCGTTTCGGCGTCTTACAGCATTGCCGCAGGCGAGAGTGGTACGTGGGTCAAGCGAAGCATTACGTTCCCGGCTGATACGACTGGCGCGTTTAATAACGATAATGGAAGTAGCCTTGAGGTAAGTTGGTGGCTAGGCTTTGGTTCAACGTATTCTTCTGGCACATTGCAGTCGTCGTGGGGTGCGCGAACAAATGCGAACATTGGCCCCGGTCAGGTCAACCTTGCCGCTGCCACTAACAACTACTGGCAGATCACGGGCGTGCAGTTGGAGACTGGCCCGGTGGCTACGCCGTTTGAGTTTGAGCCGTATGAGGCGACGCTGCGGAAATGCCAGCGGTACTACTACCGGGTAGAGTCAAGCGGGGGTGGAGGTTACGGCAAACTCAGCCTATTCGGTGCCGCCTACGCCACGACAAACACGCAAGGCGATTTCGTCATGCCCGTTCCCATGCGAACGGAGGTAACGTCTATTGACTGGTCTACGCTCGCAGTAAATGACAACGCAACCAATACGGCAATCAGCGCCGCCTCGCTTGCTTTTCCCGGTAGAGAAGTCGTTGGCGTCTACTTCACCGCAACAGGATTGACTGTCAACCGACCTTATCAAATCGTCAAAAACGCTAGCGCTGCTGGCTACATCGGATTTAGTGCGGAGTTGTGATGCGGTACAAAGTCGTTGTAATCGTGGTTCCCATGTCGGACACTCTGCGGTCCGTGATGATTGACCGTGGAAATGAGGAGTTTACGTCTTTTCCTGCGACTGTCGGGAATCCGGTTTATGACTCGTTTCTAGCGTCGCAGTCGCTTACAGATGCCGAGGTGCAGGCGATGGATCCGGACGTCTGGCATGACATGGCCTAGGCACTAACCGCAGCGTTAGGGACAGGGCGTGTCGGCCCGGCCTACCAGTCGCCCCACGCTGGGAGAATAGGCACATGGCGCAAATGATCCGCTTCACCAAGGCTCAACTACTTGAGCGGAACCGTGACGCCTTAGAGCGGTGCGGCCTGACTGAGCAGGAACTTGACGCCAAGGTGCGGGGCCGAGAGCCGCTGACCGACCGTGAAGCGCAAGCGGTCGAGGTGCTGCGAGAGGCCGCCTACCTACTGTCGTGAAATGTCACGTTAGTGACAATTACATAGCATGTGAAAGCAAGCAAGCAAGCAAGATGAAGGAAGAAGGCCATGCGTGACCTTTTATCAGCTAGTATTGACTCCGCGTGGATACGCGCTTACACCATACATAACTATCTACGCCAATATGCTCGAAATCAACCTACACGGCGCCAACAAGAAATCGAACCAGCGCAGCCAACCGTAGACATGAGCACGGTCGAAACCCAGTGGCAATGCCCGGACTGCGACGTTCAATGGGTCGCGCGCGCCGACGGCAACACGTGCTGGATCTGCGCCAAGCCAGGCGTACAAAAAATCTGGCTACAAATCGTCCAACGACACTCGAGCACGAGCTCGGGCACGTAGCCTAGTCAGTCGTCAACTGCGCCAAACCCGCCATCATCATCCAGCGGGCGCTCACGAAGCCTCTCCTCGACGTCCACGTACGTTGGGTCCGTCGACTCCGTGTAACGACAAATAATCACCGCGAAACGCAACCCCTCACGAAACCAGCGCGCCTCCTGCGCAGACTCAGGAGTCTCAGTGCGCTGACTAGCCGCGATCGCATCTTCGAGCTGTTCCGCAATAAACGCGCGCCAATAACGCTCATACTCGCGCTCAATCGACTCGAAACTAAAATCCGTCACTCGACAATCATAACCCTCCGAAATACAATTCATAAATGATCTGGGAGTGGAAAACATCCGCCGGCGAACGCAACTATGGCGACGCCCTATGGGAACTCGTCGGCGCATCCAATGACAAGCTCCTCGAGTCATACGCCCGCGACAACGTGCGCGCACACTGCCTGATCGGAAGCTACATCGACAACACCGTCATCGACGAAATCCTGAACACCGGACACACGCCCGTCTTCCACAACTGTGGCTGGCGCGGAAACGAACTCGACCCGGAACTCGTCGCGCGATCCATCATCATGGGGTGCCGAGGACCAGCAACACAACGCGCACTCCGCCGCGCCGGCAAAAACATCTTCGTCACCGCAGACCCCGGGCGATACGTACCACTCGTCATCAAAAAACCCAAACCACAACGCAACGCCCAAACCATACTCGTCCCGCACATACTCGACCCTCGCCGCGACACGCACCGCGCGGAAAACGCCGGAGTCGACACGGTCATATCACCAGCCGTGCAAACACGCCAGGACGTCATCGCGCTCACACAAAAAATCGCCACCGCGGAGTTCGTCCTCGCCGGAGCACTACACGCCGCCATCATCGCGCACGCGTACAACGTGCCCTTCGCGTTCTACAACGGTGGAACCAGCAGAAACATCGACTGCCCCGCCAAGTGGGACGACTGGCTCGAATGGCTCGGAATCGACACCGCGCAACAAAACCACTGGGCACATAGCTGGGATGGAATCAACTGGTGGGAAAAACACAGGCACGTCATGAACCGATAGGATGACCACGTGCTCACAAACCAGGACAACGGAATACCCTCCAGCATCAAAGGCGCCATCAATGTGTACGCGCCTAAAGACGAGTACACCTGCGTGCACTGGCGACGCTACGCGCGAAGCCTGCACGTCGCACTCGACAAGCTACACGGGACAACGTCACGCGTCCTCGAAATCGGGACAAGCACAACCATTCCACTCGTACTCGGCGCACTCGCGCCAGGCGTTGACGTCGAGGTCACGCAATTAAATGGGGACCAACTCGTCAAAACAGACCACGTGCTCACCGGAGCAGACGGCACAACGAGAACCGTGTGCGCGTACACCGCGGACCTCGAGTTCGAACGACTCACGTGCGAGAAAAACCGATTCGACATGGTGCTCTGCCTCGAGGTACTCGAACACATGGAGGTCGACCCGATGGCGCTCCTTGACGAAATCAATCGCGTACTCAAACCCGGCGGGACACTCCTGCTCACAACACCAAACATCGCGTCATCACGAGGAATCACCAAGATCCTCGCCGGACGCGACCCGTACTTCTACATGCAATACCAGCCGGGCGCGAGCTATCACCGACACAACTACGAGTACTCCGTCTGGTCACTCCGCCTCTTACTCGAGGCCGCCGGATTCACCGGAGACATCTGGACCGAGGACACGTGGGAGGACCCGGCAACGAATACGCTCAACACGCTCGCCGCCGCGGGTTACAAGCTCACCGACACCGGTGACAACATCTTCGCACTCGTCACCAAAACCGGACCCGTCACAAACCGCTACCCGTCGCCGATCTACGATGCCTAGCATCTGGACCGGAGCGACAACGCTAGAGAAAAAAGGCGAACCAGCACTCTGGTCCAAGTTCGGTGGGCACGTCGCCCGCATGGAACGCTACATCAACGCGAAGGACGTTGAATGGTCCGCGTTCAACCCGTCGCTATGCGTCGCCGAAAACGGAGACACGCTCGTCGCGGTGCGTTCCAGCAACTATGTCATTCTCGAGCACGGCGAACTACACGTGTCAACCGGCGGTCCAATCCGCAACCGCGTGTACGTCGCGGACATCGAACACGCGGCGGGCAAAAAACTCGCGCAGGATAAATGGTCACTGCGCAACTATCGCCGCGTGTCCTTTGACGACGTTGCGCGCGAAACCGGGTTAAAAGTCGAGCGCGGAATCGAGGACGCGAAACTCTACCGCCGCGACGGCGAATGGATGATGACCGGTGTACTACTCGAACGCGGGCACACACCCGTCGCGCGTCAGGTCACGTGCCAGCTCGAAATCCGAGCACGCAGCGCACGGGCGGTCACAATGGAAAAGCACCCGGGCGCACTGAGCGTCAAGCCAGAAAAGAACTGGATGACGGGAATGTACGAGAACTCGAAGCAGTTCGACTTCATCTACGGGCCGTACTCCGTCATCCGCTCGGGCGAGCTGATCACCGCGCTCGGGTACGATGACGACTGGACACTCGGCCTTCGAGGAAACACGCACCTACTCCCCTGGACGGAGGTGGAGGCGGGAGAAAAGGGTAGAGGCGGGTACCTTGGAGTCATGCACCGGCTCCTAACCAAGCGCGGGAAAATGTGGGACAGCCGCCGCTTCGGAAACGTCGAGTTCTGCCACAAGGACTATCACTACTTTCTCGTGCGCTTCGACGAGCGCGGGGGAATCACCGCGATTAGCGAACCATTCCAATTCGCCGGGTACGGAATCGAGTTCGCCGCCGGACTAGGAATCGTCAACGGGAACCTGGTCGTGACACTCGGGAGAGGCGACATCGAGGCATGGATCGCGTGGATACCCGTCAACAAGGTGGCACGCCTGCTTCGCGCCGTCTAGAATGATATAATGAGCGGGTGGCTATTGAGTCGAGCGAGACGCGCCGATGCGACACGTGCGCGCGTGAACTCGAACTCGTCTACCCGGACGGATCACCCGAGGCGCGCGTATATCAATATGCAGACGCCGCCTGGGTGGAGGTGCATGGAGGCTACGGGATGGCGGTCGACAACATTGAACGCCAACTCGCCGGAGAGCCAGACGTGCGAATACTACTGTGCGCGAGCTGCCTTGGGTCAGCCATGTCACATCTCGGGCTCCTGGACCGTCTTCATGAATAAAAGCACTCGAGGATTAAGACGCCACCGTGTCGCGCTTCTTCTCCTGAGCGGATGTGCGCTCGGGTTGGGAGTACTCGCAGGAATCGGGCTAGCGGAAATCGTCACCGCGAATGAGCGAGGGCGGACGAGGCGGACGGGGTGACAACAGACTACGTGCCCCTCGAACACGGAGGACTTGAGAGGGCGCTAAGAGACGGGCGGGATAAACTCGTTGCCGTCGTGTTCTATGCGCCCTGGTGCCCTTCGTGCGCCGACTACTGGGCAACCCTGCGCGAGGTAAGCGACACGGTGCGTGAGCGCACGGGAATCGACACGATCGTGTACGGAGTCAACGCCGAGGAGGACACGCTACTCACTCGGCGCATGCGCGTCACCGCCGTGCCCACGACGCTGTTCTACTCCTATGAGATCCGCGTCGGAGAAATGGTCGGAGCGCGCCCGGCGTTCGCCATACTCGAGGATCTCGACAACGCGCTTTCACGGGAGTAAAAAACAAGATTCTCTTTGTGGCGTAGTTTATTTATTTTATTTTGGGGTCAACTTCCGTGTAGAAGTCAACAGGTTTACATGTCAAAAAGTTTAAACTATCTTTTCATGCCGCGACATACTGTGCAGAAAAAGTAAATCGAAAAGTTTCTTTCACCGCGAGACTATTGCACTATTGCGCACCATTGCGCACCATCGCTTAATATTCACTATATGAACTCGGGGGAGAAAGCAGCGCAGAAACATACTAGGCGAAAACGAAATTAGCGAAGAGACAAAGTGACGTAGTACGGAACTAAACTACTAATCTTAAAGCTGCAAACGAGACTATCTTTCTAATACGCGTATACGTGTACCCTAGGCCCTATCTCAGAAATAGTCTCGTTAACGGGTTCATGATTAGTTGATTATCTTTTAGCAAAAGTTTCAAGCAGTCAATAGTTTACTAGAAGAGAAACATATGCTATAGTTGACCTGTCAGAGACACGCTACGCACTACGCAAGTCGGGAGAGAGATGAGCGACGACGAGAACGAGAAGATGATGACACCGGAAGAGATGCTGGCAAGCATGGGGATCTCGATGGAGGAAGCTGAGGAAGCCAACGAGAACCTGCGAGTGCGACCAGCGCACGGAGGACGTGACGCGCGGATCTGCATCTGCGGACACGGAGTCTCACGGCACACTGTCACCAACGGAGCAGTGTACTGTAAGCCGACGCGCATGGAGTGCCCGTGCAAGAAGGTGCGCGCCGTCATCGAGGCCGAGGACACTCGACCCTTTCTGCGGCGAACCGGAGGAGCCGGTGCGATGCACGCGCTGTCGCTCGGACTTGTCGGGCTCGCGCAGAAGGGAAGAAGTGCCCGATGGGTTGTCGACCTCGTGTGCGATCGGTGTGGAAAAGAGGACTCGAATGTGGTACCTGCGGCGGTTACTTCAAATGGTGTGGGAGTCTCTTACCCGACCGGCTACGATGTACTCCTCTGCCCAGGCTGTCGCGAAGCAGTGTAAAGTAGAAACCCGCGACAGGCGCTATCGGCCTCTCGTGCACCTGACCGAGGACGGGATCATGGGCTGCGGGTTCTGCGACTTCTTCACCGACACTCCCGACGTGCGCGTCGTTCTCGAGCACATGAAACAGGAGCACCCTGAGGAGCTATCCGGTCTCGCGAAATGGCCGGATGGCGAGTTCGTCGTCATCGACGAAACCATGCTCAACGGAGAGCTCACGGTGCCCGAGGACTTTCTTCGCGACGAATAAGAGACATCAGGTACTCGAGATCGGACTAAGATAACTGAGTGCGCGGATGACGCGCAACCCAAGCGGTAAACTCTCCTAAGGAGAACTCAGTGGAAAAGTTCGAGAACTGGCTTGCCAGCAGCCCGCTCGCCTCGGCCGTCAAGGTCTTCATCGCGATCGTGCTCTCCATGGCGGTCGCCGACTTCGTGTCCAAGGGCACCATCAACTTCGCCTCATGGCAGACCTGGGTCATCGCCGGTCTCGCCTCGGCGGTGCCCGTCGTCATCAACTGGCTCAACCCGTCCGACACCCGCTACGGGAAGACGGTGACAAAGAAGTGAGCCCGAGCGAGGAAGTCAACGTCGACGCTGCAGATGTCGACATCGAGGAGTACAACAAGCAGAACCCCGACTTCGTTCCCGACATTGTTGACGGTGAGCCCGACGCTGCAGATGTTGTCGACCTCGACGAGGAGGCTGACGCATGAGCGGAAACGTAGATCCGAGCCCGTCGCAGATCCTCGCCGCCATGCGCGATCACGGAGTTGACGTTCAGACCTACAAGGGCTGGGACACGATCGGACGCCCCTGGGCAGGACCCTCAGGTTCTCCTGGTCTCATGGGAGCCGTCGTGCATCACACGGCAACTTCCTCGGCGACTGGGTCAAAGGGTTGCCCGACGCTTGGCTGGGCAGTATCCGCGTACGAGCTCCCAGTCTGCAACCTGCTCGTCGGTCGCGGACCAGGAGACACTTACCTGCTGTCAGGTGGTTCCGTGTACCACTGTGGCGACGGTGTCACTCCTGCGTTCCTGGGATCGCAGCGTGGCTTCTTCGGGCAGACCCGTCTCTGGGGTATCGAGATTGATGACCCCGGTGTCAAGACCGGGAGCATCACCGACTACCAGATCGAGAATGTCGCTCGCACTCTCGCAGCTCTCGCGGACCTCTGCGGATGGGACGTCGACAAGGCTGTCGGCACTCACAAGTGCTACACCGACGGGTGCCATGGCTGGCAGCCCAAGGCGAACCCGACTGTCGCGCAGGGTGGAACTCGAGGGCGGAAGAATGACACCCTCGACGGTGAATGGGCCGAGTGGCCGGGATCCGATGCGCCCGAGGAGTACAACGCTCCGTTCTGGCGCGCCGAGACAAAGAAGTACCAGGTCGCAGCTCTTCCCGAGACCTGGGACAAGACGATCCCGAGCCGGGCTGCTGCCCAGCGCGCGATCGACGGGAACATGGCCAATCTCGCTGCCTGGCGCACCGCGTGCCGACTGCATGACCTTGGCTTCCGCAAGGAGGTCTCGCTCCCTGCAGGAGAGCAGCGGTGGCCGATGAACGCGTACAAGAGGTTCCAGAAGGATCAAGCTCTCGAGCAGACCGGACGCCCGGACGCGAAGACCTGGCGCCGGTTGTTCGGCAAGGACAAGCCATAAGCTAGTTCTGCCAGCAAGACGCCTCCGAGCCCTCGGTAACCCCGAGGCCGGAGGTGTTCTTGTTTCCCGTGAAAGTTGAAGCAGTACGTGTGCAAGCGCGAAAATCGCGGGAGCAACTGTTAGTGCAGGGTTCTAAGCGAGGTGGTTTCTCTCCTCTCTCGCCAAAATCCTTCGAGTTTCGCTCGTCCGTTTGTGCTCGCTCGTGTTATGTTTGTGCGTATGAGCAGTGCGCTTCCGGTTCCGGCGTCGGATGATGACGTGTCTGGCGGGTTGCCTGTGATTGATGAAGCGTTCGATATGCGCCCGATTCTGAGTGATCTTGGTATTCAGGAAGTTGAGCGGGGCGTGTGCGAGGACACGTACGAGCATCGGCGGATTCTTCGTAAGGCGAAGATGAACTGGGTTCCGGTGTTCGCGGCGAATGGCGCGCCGACGGGTCTTATCCAGGCTCGTTCTCCTGAGCAGGAGAAGTCCCGTGTGGTAATGTCGTTGTCGCAGCGGCGCCCGATCATGGTTGATCCTGATTCACCGAACTCGGATTATTTGACGGGTCTGGATCTTCTTGCGGAGTCGGCCTCGGATTACCTGGTGCCTCCGTGGGTGCTGGGTGCGACGAAGATGTGGGTGGCGGAGCAGGAGGCGGGTGGTCAGCCGAATCCGAAGAAGCAGCCGACCGCGTTGCCTCATCGGTGTCGTCACATCAAGGATGACGGGATTCGGTGTCTTCTTTGGAGTTCGGGTCGCCCGAAGGATGACGGCCTGTGTCGAGTGCATTTGCGTTCGACGAAGAAGCGGCCTGGCGATGACGTGGAGCGGGCTCGGGAGAAGCTTGTGCAGGCGGCGCCGTACGCGGTGGACGTGCTCGAGGATTTGATGGAGAACGCCTCGTCGGAGCCCGTGCGCTTGAAGGCCAGCACGGAGATCCTCGACCGGGCGGGTGTTCGCGGCGGCGTGGAGCTGGATGCGCGTGTTGAGGTGAGTGACGGGCGGCCTGCGGAGCAGGTGGTGTTGGAGCGGTTGCAGCGGCTGGCGGCTGGCGCGGTGGCGGTTGCCGGCGTGCTGGGTGAGTCCGCGGAGATCGTTGACGCGGAAGTTGTTGAAGAGGTAATTACTCGAGTTCCGAGTGACGGCGGCGGCGAGGGAGATGAGTGACGTGACGGAGGCGGCGGAGGCGGCCCGGCAGCTCGCGGTTGAGCTCGCGGCTGATGTTGAGCAGGCGAAGACTCGTGAGGAGCATATTCGCGTGACGGCTCGCGCGAATGAGGCGGCCCGGATTGCGTACATGCTGTCGCATTTGCTGCCGGCCTGATGAGCGCGATGAGCGTGGCTGAGTTTGTTTTGACGGTGGCGGTGGCGGCCGGGCTTGGCGTGCTGGTGGCGGAGTTCTACCATCGCGGGTGAGTTCTCCCGTTATAGTTGACGGGTACCCGAAAATAGGAGCTGAGCTCGCCGTGCAGTATTACCGTATTCTGGAAGTTGTTCGTCAGCAGGAGGAGGCTCGGAGTAGTTCTCCGCGTTTCCGCTTTTTCCGTCGCCGGCCCGCGCAGGACGCCACTGATTACGAGTGGTACGCCGCGCACCTGAGGCTGCATAACGCGCTTCGCTAAGCCGCCTGATATAATAGCAATTGAGGTATGGCTAACGGACTGTGAATCCGTCGCGGCGTTCCGTGGGAGTCGGAACCGCTCGGTCAGTTTGCGGCGCAATCGCGAGCTGGCCGGAGCCATGCTTCACTTGAGCAATAAAAGCTCCGTCGGCCCCTGATGAGAGTATGGCCAGCCGGCGACTAAAATCTCTCCGCTCCTCAGGGCATGAGCGTCGTCTAAACTGCCCACCTCTCGCGTTACGCCTTTAAGCTGAGCGAGGCTCTCTTTGGAGAGAGCACCTGAGCATGTGCTGGTGGAAACTGCTCACTCACCTGATATAATAAGCTCTACCGGCACGACGGCCGGCATCACAACGACGAAACGGACTACGCCATGGCACGACTCTCATCTACCGCCCGAGTCTCCATCACTGGCAGAGATGCCGCCGAGGCCCGCGACGCGGCGATCGAACAGAAAAGCTGGCTGGTTTGGGCGCGAGCGAATTCTCTGCTCGCGGACGGCGGCGGCAAGCCGCAGTCGCTTGACGGCGTGCCGGGTGTCGCCGGCGAGCTGAATCTTCGCGGTGTCGTGTGCAGGCTGTGGCCTGAGCTCGCGGCGAGCGACAAGCGGCCCGAGATGGATGCGTTCATCGGTCCGATCTACGAGTATCTCAAGAAATCCGGCAACGCGCGGTGTGTTCTGTCGCCGCCGCCTGGTTCCGGCCGGCGGCCTGTCTGGTGGCTTCGCGGCGAGTGGCTCGAGGTTCTCGCGGTGCACATCGGCATGTCGACGCGCAAGGAGGACTCGTACCTGTCACGGCGTGAGAAGCAGCTCACGCCGAGCGAGGTCGGCGAGGACCGGCCCGCGTCGCCGGTCGAGGTCCGGTTCATGGAACCGGCCAGCGACGAGTCGACGGGCAAGGCGACGGAGGCGGTTGACAAGCTGCGCCCGTATCTGGAGCAGCGGTCGCGCGAGCACGTCGACCTGGTCGGCATGGTGCATCTCGTTCTCGACGACACGACGCAGCCGTTGACCGCGAGCGAAGTGCAGCAGTACCTGGAGCGCGAGCTCAACTACGTCTATGAAATCACGACGGTTCGCAACGCGCTCAAGGAATTGCTTGACGGCAAGAAAATCTCGATGCGCAAGGAGACATTCGAGGAGCGTCATCTTCGCGCGGGCGGCTCGGCGCTTGGTGCGCACGCTCAGCTTTACTGGGCGCCTGCCGGCGAGGTACCGGCCCGTACGGAGCGCGAGGCCGTGACGGGCGTGCTTCTCGAGATTGACTGGGCGGCCCGGTTTGGCGCGTCGTCGAGCGAGCCGACGGTGACAGTGACGGACACCGGCCTGGCTAGCTCGGATCTGACGGGCATCGCGGCGGCGGTGAGCGGCCTGATCGATCGCGAGGTGACCGCGCGGATCGCGGTTGTCGAGGACAGGCTCGTGAAGATGACGGCGGAGCGTGACCGGCTTGCTGCTGAGCTTAAAGCTCTTGAGCCGTTGCGCGAGCTCGCGGAGTTGACGGCCTCGAACTTGGCAAGTGTTAAAATGTCTAAGTGAGCAAAGTCGACAGTGCCGCAATTCTTCTCGACAAGATCGAGCCTCCGACACCGGAGGAGGCGGCGCGAGTGCGTGAGCTTGTTCTTCGACAGCCTGACGGTGAAATGTTTGCGCGAATGCTTGGAGTGAGTGATGAAGACGAGAGTTGAGACAGCCGCGGATGCTCTTGAGGCGCAGCTTGAGCGTAGCGGTGTGAAGCTTTCCCGCACGGACGTGCTCGAGATGGCGTTGGTCACGTTGATGGCTGGCGATACTCATCTAGAGTCGACGTTGTCGCTTGAGCCGACGACTCGTCTTCTAAATGGTCTTCGCATCTCGGAGCCGAATGTGGTGGCTCCGGTGAGCGTCGACTAGCCCGCTCCACCATACCTGATATAATAGTACCAACGCCGGCACGGAGGAGCCGGAAACGACGAAAGGACACGGAAATGAATTCAGCCACCGACGTGATCGGCAAGGCGGTCTACCTCGAGTTTCGCAAGGCCGCATGGACGGTTCAGATGATTCTGATGCCGGACGGCCACACTCCGATGGGCGCCTACGTCCCGCACACGCTCTATCGCCGGCAGATCAGTGCCGACGCTCCGCGCAAGTCGTGGAAGACCTCATCCGCGGTTGCCGAGCCCTGGCACGGTGTTCGCCCGCAGATCAGCGACGACTCGGCGCTTAGCTTCGGGCTCTCCCGCTTCGAGTTCATGGAGGGCACGCTCGTCAACCTGTCGACCCGCGGCTGGAAGCTCTACAAGAAGCCGGTGATCGTTGAGGTGACTGCTCAGGACATGGACGATGTCCGCCAGGGCAAGACGCCGTACAAGGTCGTTGCCCGCATCACTCGAGTGCGTCGCGCGCTCGGCTTCGGCGAGGCTCTCTTCGCCTCCTGATATAATAGTACTCGCACCACGCACCAGCCACAACGACGAAAAGGACGTGATCAACATGGCAATTCCCAGCGCAGTCCTCGAGGACCTTGTCGATGACCCGAGCGTTACGCCCCTCCGCGACATCATCGCGGCTGCAGGAGTGCAGTCCGCCAACCCTCACCTGGACGACATTCTCGATAGTATGGTCGAAACCCAGGGCCGCGCGACCAAGCGGCACGCGACCAAGAAGGCGCCTGTCGTGATCAATGCCGATGCCCTTACCGGCGACTCGACCTACGTTCGCCCGAACGGCGACGTCTACCACACCCGCAAGTGGGGCGAGCACGACGACGTCGAGGTTCTGCGCAAGGCCCGCGATGCGATGCAGTTCGTGCTGCTCTACGGCGCGCCTGGCTGTGGAAAGACCGCGCTGGTCGAGGCAGCGTTCGACGACGTGCTCACGCTGCTCGGCTCCGGTGACACCGAGGTCGCCGACCTGGTTGGTGGCTACGTGCAGACTCCGTCCGGCGGTTTCGTCTGGGAGGACGGCCCTCTGCTCAAGGCGGCGTCTGCCGGCAAGCCCTTCCTCATCGATGAGATCGGTCTCATCGACCCGAAGGTGCTGTCCATCGTCTACGGACTCATGGACGGCCGCCGCGAGTACACCGTGACCGCCAACCCCGAGCGCGGCACGGTTCGCGCGGAGGACGGGTTCTACGTCATCGCCGCCACCAATCCGAACGCTCCAGGCGTTCGACTGTCCGAGGCTCTGCTGTCTCGTTTCACGATCCAGGTCGAGATGACGACCGACTGGGGTCTCGCCAAGAAGCTTGGTGTCCCTTCACAGATCGTGACCGCGGCACAGAACCTGAGCAAGAAGCAGCAGAGCTCGGAGGTGAGCTGGGCTCCGCAGATGCGCGAGCTGCTCGCGTTCCGTGATCTGTCCGAGATGTTCGGCACGAAGTTCGCGATCGCGAACCTCTTGGCCGCTGCCCCCGAGATGGACCGCCCCGTCGTTGCGGACGTCTTCACGAGGGTCTTCGGCGACGAGTGCCGACCCGCGAAGATCTAGCCTCCGGTATCTTCGCGCCGAGGGGCGTCGACCACCTGGCTGGTTGGTTGGCGCCCCTCACATGGCACCTGATATAATAGTACTCACGGACGGAAACACGACGACGAGAGGACACGAACATGGCGCACATCAAGCACACCGCCACTCGCGCGGAGGCAACGCCTTCCGAGTGGTTGCGCACTGGCGCCCAGCTCGGTGAGCTGGTGAATACCTGGGCAGGACGCAGCGACCTGGTCGCGTACGTCGGACCCGGCGCCGGTGGACCTGCGCCCGCCTGCTACAACCCGAAGCTCGCCGAGGTCGAGGTCAACGTTGACGTCGCCTTTGGCAACGTCTCGCCCGAGTTCATCGGCGACCTGCGCGAGCGCGACACGCAGTTTGACTGGCCTCGCGCCGCTGGCGCCATCTTCCACGAGGCGCTGCACGCGCGCTACTCGCGCTGGAACCTCGACAACGCAATTGCCGAGCTTCCCAAGCGCGTCTACCAGGCGCTCACTCTTCTCGAGGAGTCCCGCATCGAAGCGTGGGGCGTTCGCGAGATCCCGAGCAATCGCTCGTTTCTGCGCGCCTGCGCGCTCGACATCGTTCTCGCCGACATTCGCGAGAACCCTGGCGCCGAGCTCGACACCTGGAACGCGGCGCACCTCGCCGGTTTGCTCCACGCTCGAGTCGACGCCGGCGTTCTCGATCGCGACGACGTTGACGAGGTCATCGCCATTGTCGACGAGCACCTGGGTGCCGAGCTCATGAAGGAGCTCCGCGGCATCTGGCGCACCTTCCAGTCGCACGCCAATCACTACAACGTCGAGTCGATGTACGGCCTTGCCTACCGCTGGGTCGAGCTTCTCGAGGAGCGCGCCAAGGAGAAGGGCGAGACCGGAACACCCGGCGGCGCGTCTGGTAAGTCCGGCGACCCGAGCGAGTTTGGTGAGCCTGGCGGCGGCGAAGGCTCCGGTGAGTCCGGCGAAGGTGATGGTGAAGGCTCTGGCATTAGCATGAGCGACATCCTCGACGCGCTCGAGGACATTCGCGACATGGTTGCGATTGCCGCGGCCGATGACGCTGCTGATCAGCAGATGGCAGAGGAGTGGGACCGCGAGGTCAAGGCGCGCAGCTCCGCGAGCACCGAGCGCCGTGAGCACGAGGCCGCCGCATCGAAGCTCTTCTCAAAGGGCACCGGTCCGTCCTCGACGACCAAGTCGGCGTCGCGGCTCGTTGCAACGCGCCAGCCCGCCGGCCCCGAGCGTGCGGCAGCAGTTCGAGTCGCGCAGATGCTCGACAAGGCGAAGTACCGTGAGCGCGACGAGGTCGAGATCCACTCGGTTCTTCCTCCTGGTCGACTGCGCACTCGCGCAATGGTGCAGGGTGCCGCGCTTCGGTCGAAGGGTATCCGCGCCGAGGTCGAGCCCTGGCGTCGCACGGCGCGCAAGCACACCGAGGACCCGACGCTCAACATTGGCGTCATGGTCGACATCTCCGGCAGCATGAGCGCGGCGATGGAGCCGATGGCAGTCACGGCCTGGGTTATGTCCGAGGCGGCTCGTCGAATCCAGGCGCGCGCGGCGATGGTGTACTACGGTAGCGGAGTGTTCCCCACGCTCAAGCCCGGGCAGCATCTGTCCGAGGTGCACGTGTACTCCGCACCGGACGGCACGGAGCGTTTCGACGATGCCTTCAAGGCGCTGGACGGCGGCCTCAATCTGCTGCACGGTACCGGCGCGCGTCTGCTCGTCATTGTGAGTGACGGGTGCTACACGCCGGCTGAGCAGCGTAACGCTCGCCGCTGGGTGCAGCGTTGCGATCAGGCCGGCGTCGCGGTTCTGTGGCTGCCGTTCGACTCGGACTACTACGCCAAGGAGATCATCGGCTCCGCGAGCGCGGCGATCATTCCGGGCTACCTCGATCCGGCCAAGGCCGCGACCGAGATCGGCACCGCGGCTGCGCGGCAGCTCACCAACGCCGGCGCGAGGCGCGCGGCGTAAGCTCCGGCCCGGAGAGGAGCGGTTGTTTCGTCCGTCCTTTCGTCCCGCTCCTCTCCGGGCCGGCCTTCCTGATATAATAGTTCCAACGACGGAAGGAAGGCATCAGCATGGACATCAAGATCTCTCCGGAGCAGCAGAAGCTCAATGCTCAGTCGCACCGGCTCGGAAACGTCGACGACTGCCTTCGCTGCGTCGACTGCGAGGTTGCCGCATGGAACACGTGGCGCGAGCCGTGCCAAGCTCGATAGAGTCCGCCTGATATAATAGTACCAACACAACGACGAACGGACGGAGAATCAAATGTACGGAGTGAAGCCCGAGGACCCTCGAGTCACCGCCGCCTGCATGATCTGTGACGGCGAAGGCATCGTCGACGGTGGCGATCGCGTCAACCCGTTCACCAGCATGGCCGAGGCGTACATGACCAGCTGCCAGTGCACCTTCGATACCGAGTGGCAGGGCGTCCTGTGTGTGGCGATCGAGTGGGGCGCGGTCGACGAGCTCCGCGAGTTCGCCAAGGCCGCGGACTACGACATCGAGAAGACCCTCGACCTGTGGGATGCCTACGAGACCAAGTGCCTGCAGGGCGCCTGATATAATAGTACTACCAACGACGAAAGGACACCAGCCATGGCAATGACCAAAGACTCCGAGTACATGTACACCACCATCGAGCAGGCGATGCGGGCGCTCCGTGACGCGGAGCATGACGTCGCCGCCGACTACGGCGAGGACATGGTGCAGGAAGGCTACAACGACCTGGTCGACGGCATCGCCTTCGACTGCAGCCCGAGCGTGCGCAAGGAATTCCTGCGCCGGACGAGAGGCTTCTGATGAGCGGCGGCTGCGGGTGCGCCTGCAACTCCGGTGGATTCTGCGGTGGCTGCGGTCATCGCGGATGCGGAGGTCGCAATGGATGACTGCCCGAACCCCGAAGCTCATCCGAGCATGCTCGACTTCTACGGCGAATGCACCTGGTGCGGCGCCACCGATCTCCCTAAGCCAACCGACGGAAAGGCCTGACATGGGTTACCTAGTACAGAACCGCCGCCGAGGCGGCAAGTGGACGACCCGCTGGGAGCTCGCCAATGAGACCCAAGCAGTTCACTACTACATCAGCTTGAACACGTTCGGCAACTGGCGCAAGCGCCTGGTCGACCCCGACGGCAACGTCATCGCCCGTCAAGAGTGGTAGACCACCCCGACTCCGGCGCGCCAAGAGCACGCGACCCGTCACTTCCCCCGGTGACATCGACTCGCTCTCTTGGCGCGCCGGTCTTTTCCCTCCTGATATAATAGTACTAACGACGACGCAAGGGGGACGGAATGTACGTAAACCTGCACACGCTGCCGGCCGGAATGCACATGTACACTGTCTGCATCGCTGACCGCGAGGAGCGCAAGGCGTTTCCGACAGACTTCAGCTACGATGAGTTCGACCTTACTGCCCCGCGCAACGCAACAGCCGCGGACATCATCCGCGCTGCCGAAGAGAGCTCGGACTGGGGCTACGACGGCCCGCACCTCGAGGTCATCGCCGTGATCGATCAATCGACCGGCGAAGTTGTCTGGCAGGCTGCCTGATATAATAGTACTACAACGACGGAATGAAGGGGGAGCCACATGACAGTCACAGTCATCGACAAGACACTCGGCACGCTGAGCTTCAAGAAGTCACCGTACGGACGCACCTGGGCAAACGGCCCGATCCGATTCAGCGATCGCCCGGACGGCCAGAGCATCGTCTACATCGAGGTCAAGGGCGAGACGATCACCGAGCAGTTATATGCCCGGCGGACACGTCCGTACACGCTTCTTCGCAAGCCGCTCGAGGATATCCTTCGCGCGAACGGCATTCGCTTCGGCAAGCTGCGCTGGAGCCAGAGCGCCGGATGCGGAATGTGTCCGTGCAGCCCGGGGTTTGTAATCGAAGGTGGAGACCGCGGGTCAGACTACTGGCTCACGCTCTCGAAGTAGGCGCGAAGGCCCCGGCGGAACTCCCCGCCGGGGCTCTTCCCTCGGTCAGAGGCACCTGATATAATAGTACCAACGAGGAGCCAAGGGGCGCCTCAAGAGACGAAGGGAAGTAGTCGAATGGCTAGCACCGTAGTTACCAAGACCACCGAGGTGGTCACCAGCACGACGACCGTCGAGCTCGACTCGACCGATGCCGCGCAGCTCATCGCGCGGTTCACTGCCGCCAAGGCGGCCATGAAGGTGCTCGAGGCTGAGAAGGAGTCCGCCGAGGCGGCCATCCGCGAGCTCCTCGGCGATGCCGAGGTCGGCACCATCGCGGGCGTCGAGCGCGTCCGCATCGCGCAGCGCAACCGGTCGAACATCGACCGCAAGGTCCTCCAGACCGCGTTCCCCGAGGCCTACCAGGCTTCGCTGTACGAGTCGCCCTACACGGTGCTCATCGCCAAGTAGGACGCAGCTGTCCAGGCGCTCGGCCTTCTTCGTCGGATCAAAGGTCGGGCGCCTGGATCGCGTGACGGGTCATCTCTTCGGTAAGGGCAGGTCGCACGACAGGGAGAGTAGCTACCTCAACCGCCACCCGCACGTCACACTCGTCTTGATATAATAGTACCAACGACGCAACGACAGGAGGCAACATGCGGTACATACTCACTGCCCAGCTCGACGGGACTACACGAACTGTCAGAGTTATTGCAGAAGACTCGTTCGACGCGACCATGCAGGCGATCGACATCGTGCTCGATCGCGCCTCGCGCTTTCCTGCAGGTACCTGGGCACTTGGTCGAATCGAGCTGAAGGACCCCACCGGCAAGATCATTCACTACATGAACGCCAAGGCCGCGGCGTGATCTACAGGCTCACGTCTCGCCGGCGCGGCAAGACGTTCGTCATCTACTTCGAAGCCACTGATCTCGAGGACGCCAAGGCACGCGCCCTCGAGCTGGTGCGGGATAAGATCGAGCAGGACCCAACCGGCGAGTGGTTCGACGGGCGCATTCGCGTCTTCGACACAACCGGCACGCCCGTCTTCGTCATCAAGGACCAGGAGGTTCTCTCGTGACCGTCATCGCCCGACCTATTCAAGCTTTCGATCTCGGCGTCGGCGACGCAATCGTTCTGCCGACCGCGTTCGGTGATGAGTGCCTCGTCACCGTCTCTCAGCTCATTCGCGTCAGCACGAACGAAGTCTACGTCGAGTTCGCGGATGCGGACGACGTCAAGGGCGCGCCCGAGTCGATGACGGTCACATTCGAGATGCCTCTTCGCATCGAGGAGCGTTTCTGCGTATACCCGAGCTGCGATCGCCATGCGGCTGGATCCAGCTCGACGTGCGAGTGGCACCTGATATAATAGTACCAACAGCACGGCCCAACGACGAAAGGACACGACATGGGCTACTACGTTCAGACCACGGCAGTCGACTGGCTTCTGCCGATCGTCAACGAGTCCGCGGCCCTCGATGCGCTCAAGAAGCTCAACTCGAGCGAGAACGATCACCTCAAGCGCGGCGGACGCTACGCCGATGGCGGAAAGACCGAGTCCTGGTTCTCCTGGATGCCGACTGACTACGACAAGACGGTCACGTCCGTTGCCCAGGTGCTCGACATGCTCGGCTTCGAGACCAAGATTCTGCCCGAAGGCACACGGATCGTCGGATACGACTCCAAGACCGGGCAGGAAGAGCTGTTTCTCGCCACCATCGCGCACTTCGTTGAGCCCGGTTCGTCAATCGACTGGCGCGGTGAGGACGACGCCATCTGGCGCTACGCGTTCGATGGAACGCGCATGCAGGTCCTTGAAGGACGCCTGACGTACTCATTCGGAGAGGAGGAGTGAGCATGTTGCTTCTCGAAGAGATCGTGATCGATATCTCGACCGGCGTCTACGACAAGCAGCTCGCCGACATCGAGGCCGCGGTGAAGAAGCGGCAGACCGAGCTTCGGACCACTCGCTCGAAGGGAGACTTCGGAATCGGGCAGAAGGTTCGATTCAACAACCTGTGCGGGACGAAGTACCTGGTTGGCTCGGTCGGCACCGTCGTCGGACTGCGCCGAACAAAGATCGTCGTCGTGCTCGACAAGCCGGTCGGTCGATTCTCTCGCATGAACTCTGACGGCGCCTGCGTCTCACCTGAGATCGTCGTACCGACCTCGATCGTGGACCCGGCATGACGATTCACGAGCGCAGCCCTGTCTTGTTCGTAGCCTGGTCATACAGTTACTGGGCACGGCAGATTGTGCGGGACTGCCGGCGCGGAAGGCGGAACGCATGAGACCCGGCGCAACTCTACTTACCGACTACGTCTTCTACATCTGCGACCGATCGGCGTACAGCTCTGACCCGTTCACCAATGACGCGGTCGAGTATCACGTGCTCGCGGATCCTGGCCTTACGGCAAGTGATCTTTACTGGTGGTTGCAAACGCACCCGGAGCTGAGTCGCAGGTACGGACTTCACTTCAACGCGATGATTCTCGCGATTGTTGATACATCGACCGGCGAGATTCTCTGGACGGCCACGCCGTCCTGATATAATAATATTAGCACGGCAAACGACAACACGACGAAGCGAGGTGACAACATGACAACGACCGAAGAGAAGAAGCCGCGGTGGAAGCCGTATACTCGAGTCGAGCAGCCCGGTGCAATCGCCAAGGGCGTGAAGATTCCTTCCGGTTACACGCCGGCGTACTTCCGCAAGCGCGCGAGCCTTGCGGTGCTTCGAGCCAACGACTGTTCGCACTACCTGGTCTTCAACACCACTACCGGAGCGCACCTGCCTGTTCCAACATGCAAGGTTGCCTCGGAAACGATGAGCCAGGTTCGGAAGGGCGAGCTGAAGCTCGAGGCGGCTGCCTGAGCTAGTTAGGGCTAGGTGTCCCATTCGTGGGTGCCTAGCCCTAACCTGATATAATAGATCTATCAGCCCAACGACGAAAGGACGCAAGATGAGCGCGGTTACAGAGCTTGGCGCCCAGCTCGCTGGAATCATCAGCGACACAGTATCCTCGACCACCTCACTCGAGCATGACGCCTCAATCGCGGCCCGTCAGCTCGGCGTCGCGCTCGACACTGTCGCCGACCGGGACGCGGTCGTCGAAGCTGTCCTCAGCGCCCTCAGCCCATTCATCCTCGAGCAGCTCGAGTGGGCTAATGAGAGTGACGCGTAGCCTACGGGCGGGGCACGCGGGCGAAAGCCCGCGTGTCCCATTCGTGGGTGCCTGATATAATAGTGCCAACGACGAAATGAAAGGGGCAGTCCGAATGCCAAAGACATTCGATCACCAGCTCTCGATTCTCAAGTCCGCCTACCACCGAAACGGTATCGGCGGCGCGCCGTTCAAGGTTGCGGTTGTTGCCGACCCGAATGAAGACGACGTCAAGCTCGTCATCATGTTCGAGGACAAGTGGCACACCGCTGTTCTTTCACTCGCTCAGCTTCAGGAGGACGCCAACATCGAGTTCGGCGAGAACTCCTGGCGCGGTGACTACTACGAGATTCATCTTCGCGACGAGCTTTGGCCGGAGGAAGACAGTGAGTGACCCTGCAGAGATCTCCGCGGCACTTGAAGAAGCTCTTCGAGCTCTTCGAGACGTAGCCGAGCTCGATCCAACACGCCCGGTAACAAACTCGAGCGAAAAAGTCGCGCGGCGAAGCCTTGAGCGCATCTCACAGCTGATTCAACGAGATGTTGCGGCGCCAGGTCGAACGCCTCGCCCAGGAGAGAACTCCGACTACCCGGTACTTCGACTTCACGACCCCGACTACTACTAAACTTCAATCTCCTCCCTCGCCTGATATAATAGATCTACACGCCGAGGAAGGAGACCACAATGGCGAAGACAAAGAAGCCGGCACTCGTGACTCCGGCGTCGCGCGGGATCAGCGTGATCAACCGCGTCATCACAAAGTACCAGCATCGCGCAACCAAGCGCCGCCGCTCCCGCGGAGACAAGCGCCGCGCAGCCATCGCCGACTCGAGCGGAGACTGACATGATGAACAAAGAGCGTCTGCAGGACGTCGGCTACACAATCAAGAAGACACACGGCATCGATCGCGTCGCAGACAAGGCCGGTGTACCACGCCGCACGGTTGTCAAGTTCTGTAACGACTTCACAAAGATAACCATGCGCGACCTCGAGCGCATCATGAATGCGGTCAACGAGCTGGAGAAAGGCGAGCAACCGTGACTACAACTATTCACCCAAGCACGCCGGCAAAGTCTCGATTCGGTGGGCGGTACGCCTACGCGCTTGACTACATCGAACTCAAGCCATACTCCACGCACTACCTGTACATCTTCAATCGCGTAGGCGCTACTGTTGAGATTCGCACCGAAACTCACAGCGACATCACAGAGCGATTCAAGTACGAGTGGGATGAGTGGGACGCCACCGTCAAGCGCGAAACCGTAGCTGACGTTCGAAAGCTTAGATCAGCTCGCGCGGCCGAGTCGCTTCTTTCATCTTTCTACGCTGATGACTACTCGAGCGTGCTGCCGATGCCAAAACCAAGTGTACTCGGCGCCGTCACCATGAGCTGGGCTGCAGACATCTTGAGCCGAACCGATGGATACGGGTGGATCTACCAGAACGACGAGATCTGCATCTACCGCCCGGGAATGACCATCGACGTGACTCAAGCAGGGGCAGATCTCGATGACCTGTACAAGCTTACCCGCACGGCTGTAAACAGCGGCGCAGCAACGCGGTACGTCAGCAATCACCCCGAGCTCTACACGGCGATACGGGAGCTTCTTGAAGAGGTCTAGTTCTACCTCTCAGATAGAATAGCTCCCATGACCACGATGGCAGCTGTTCAAGGGCACGGCTGGGCAGTTATTGGTGTCGACTCCCGCGTCGTCGAGGACCGCGGTCGAGTATTCACGCTGCCCGCGAGTCAGTCAAAACTTCTTCGCCGTGGCCCGTACATCATGAGTGCGGCAGGCGACCTTCGCGCGGTCAACATTCTCGAACACGTATTCGACCCGCCAAACCCAAGCGACAAAACCGGGCGCAAGCTCGATCGCTTCATGTCAACAGTGTTCTTGCCCGAGCTCAAGGACTGCTTCGAGTCAGCCGGTTACGGCAAGGACCATTCGCACAGCTCGACGATCTTCGTCTGCGTCAATGGCGTCATCTATGAACTCGGCGAGGACTACAGCTACATGCGGGACTCAATCGGCCTGTACGCTTCCGGGTCTGGCGGAGACTACGCGCTTGGCGCACTGCACACTCTTATTGAAGACCCAATCGACGCCCGTGACGTGGAACATGCCAAGGCCGCGGTAAAGTACGCGCTTGGCGTTGCTGGCAAGCTCGACAATGGAACAGGCCCGCCGTACACGATCGCGGTTCAATATCCATAGGCACTTGATATAATAGCGCTAGAGACGAAAGGAGGTACGCAATGAACTGCCCGTACGTCAATGTATTTGCGCCGACAGGCGAGTGGCTCGGTATGTTCATGAGCGACGAGCTCGCGCGGGACTGGCTTCAAAAGACAAAAAGAGACGTAACGACACACGAGGTGGCGCCGGTTGGCGAGCGTGAAGCTCGAACGACCAAGGCGCCCGCGTGAAGGTCGGCGACACTTGCTTTCACTTCGAGCTCGACGTAACGGACGAAGGCAACGTCGTCTGCTATACATGCGGCAGGCCGTTCTGCGCTGTTCCGAGCTGCCCGGTGCTTGCGGACTTTATCTCAGAAGGCAAGCTAGCTTACTGCTCAGAACATATTCTCGACGACGAGCCGCGAAACGGAGAATCCCTCTGTGAGCAAGAAGAAGCACGAAGCTCCTGAAGACTACAAGGGTCCACGCACACCGATTCGACTTCGCTCGCGTTGCGGATGGTGCATGGGCGAAGAGCTTGACTCAGAGCAGCACGCGAAATGCAAGCGGGAAACAGCCTGGTACGAAAAGCTGTGGGTTTGCGGTTGTCCCTGCGCGGATGAACATTGGAACACTGTAGCGAAGGTAGAGACTAGTGACGACGCTAACGACGATGGCGAAGCCGAGAGGGTTGCCGGCGAAGATAGTAGCGAGGCACCTGCGAGCAGCGATGAGGCAGGGAGCTAGCTACAAGGACGTCGAGGCGCGGACTGGAGTCAGCGAGCGCACGATCCGATATGTTCTTAGCGCTCCGCCCGATCGCGTTGTGTATCGCCGAACAGCCTCGAGGCTCATGTCGCTGCCTCTGCTGCCTGCAAGTAAGCGCATGGTGCCTGGTGTAGGCACGCGCAGACGAATCGAAGCTCTAGCTTTGCTTGGGTGGACTCGAGGAGAGATCGCCGAGCGCGCGGGAGTCTCAAAGTCGACGCTTCGGCCGGTCAATATGCGCCGAAAGGTCTATGCAAGCACAGCAAGCGCGGTGGCTCGTGTCTACAACGAGCTGAGAATGACTCCGCGGACTGGCTGGCAGGCTGAGAGGATCATCAAGCTGTCCCGCGAGCTCGGGTATGTTCCCGGGTGGGCTTGGAGGCAAGGAGACCTCGACTCCGAGCTCGCTCAGCCCAATCTATCCTTGATCGAAGATTCGGCATGGCGAAATGCGATCAAAAACCGGATCTACCCGATATAATAGATCTACAGCACCGACCAAGGAGGTAGAGATGAACGACATTCGACTCACGCGGCGCGGCAAGATCGTTCTCGCTCTCGCGATCATTGCTACAGCCATTGGCGTCAACTCTCTCGTCTGGGGCAAGAACATTGCCTGCGACTGGCGCGGAGGGTCAATTGAACCGTGCACGGTTCAGCCAATGATTCCGGAGACGAGGTGAGCTAGCTGATGGTGTTCTACGTCTTCAGCCAAAACAATAGCGGAGGCAACTTCATCAACCCGGCGATCGTCGTAGCCGTCGAAGCACAGAGTGCCGACGAAGCAAACCGCAAGGCAGAGAAGATCGGAGTCTACTTCGACTCCGAGCGAGACTGCCCGTGCTGCGGAAGCCGCTGGGATGCGGTTGATGAGTGGAGTGAGATGTTCAATACCTTTCCCGACGTCATCGATGCGCACTTGACATATGCGAAGGAGCAATCCGAGTACGGAGATGTTCCCGCAATGATTCTGGTCATCTAAACTTCCAATGTACTTTTTACTCAACCTGTAGTACTGTAGATCCCGTGCGGTACGAAACGACGAGGTGACATGATCGACAACAAAACTTCGGCAGGCAGAGATCTCCTTGCCGAAGCTGCGCAGCTAATCTCTCGAGCTCGAGAGGAGCTAGCAGCTGTACCACAACAAACAACAGAACGACACTCCGAGGAGAAGACAGCAATGGATACAACCAGCACAGCGAGCGCAAGCCAGGCGGCTTCGCTCTACACTTCAGGTAAGTCCGTCGTCGAGGTCGCATCCGAGCTCGGCATCACGTACGGTAAGGCCCGTAAGCTCATCGTCGATTCCGGTACGCCGATTCGCGATGCCAGCTCAAGGCTCAAGGGGCGCACGCGCAAGCCTGCGACCGGCGAGGTAAGCTAAGACGTGAAGCGTCGCCGCGTCGCAATCTTTCCGATCGTTGCCGCAGCTCTTGGCGCGGTCGGTCTGCTTCTACTCGCGTTTAGCTCGCCGACACGTGTAGAGAACGCGATTGGTCTGCTGATTGCCAGCGTCACCATCGCGGTTCTTTCTCTTCGCGAGGAATAAGCTCAGCTCAACGCGCAAAGGCGCCGTCCATCGAAATGATGGGCGGCGCTTTTGCTTGCGCCTAAACTCCTAGTACGGCACCGCCTAACTCCAGTTCCTGATATAATAGTACTAACGCCGGGGGACACCGGCCAGGGACAAGGAGACGAAATGACGAAGACCGCCACGCAGATCTGCGAGTGGTTTGCCCGCTGCGACAAGCCCGCCGATGGAACCGTCTACCACCCGATCATCGGATCGGTGCCCACCTGCAAGCGGTGCGCCGAGAAGCTGGAGCTCACTTTCGAGTGAGCTTCAGCTCCCTGAACTTCAGACCTGATATAATAGTACTAACGCCGGAACGACGAACCGGCGAAAACGACGAAACGACGGAGGACAAAATGAACTCGAAGTGGTGCCTGCTGAAGGAGTCTGACGGGGCTCGCGGAGCCAACGGCAAGAAGAAGGTGTACGAGATCGTGATCGACGGATCGATCGTGCGGACCTCGTGGGGAATGGCCGAGAAGACTCGGCGCCAGCACTCCTCGCAGTACTTCGCCACCGAGTCCGCGGCGCGGCAGTTCGCGCTCAACAAGCGCTACGAGAAGCTCGCCAAGGGCTACGAGCTCGCTTACGCGGTCTGAGAAGGGAATGGAGCGCCTACATGACAACCATCCGTGGATTCTACCACTGCCCGTCATGTAGGCGGCTCCATTCATTCTCTGGCGGCTTTCTGAGGGTGCATTGCCCGTGCGGGTTGGTCATCGACCAGCTCAAGGTCGCTCAAGGGTCAGTCGAGCGCCCATCCTGATATAATAGTTCTATAAGGACGCCAACGACTGGAGGACGCAATGGACAGCAGGATCGATCGCCAGGGCCGGACACTTCACTACGGCCAGGTCGCCTTCAACGGCCAGTGCGACTACGAAGGGTGCAAGCACCACCGATTCTCTGGCCGGTTCTGCGCCAGCCATCAGCGCTAGACGAGACGAAGGGAGCACGGCATTGGCTAACACCACCGTCACCATGATGCCCGCCATCGAGTGGGAGATCCCAGACGGCGCCGGAATCGAAAGCGGCGTCACAGTTCTCTGGCCCGACACGCCGGACCCGAAGAACACCGAGCTCAACATCATCCGCTCGGTCATCAACCAGGGTGGAACCTGGACCAAGACCATCGTCGCGGTTGCCACTCGCGTCGACTAGCTTGACCTGATATAATAGTACCATCGCCAGGGGAACCTGGCAAACGACGAAGGGACACCGAACATGGCAACTCTCATCACCAACGACATCGCCGGCCGCTGGGTCGACGGCCTCTCGCTCGTCACCTCAGACATCGGAATGATCTGGGCCGGCGAGTTCGTCACGACGCTGGGCGACGGCAAGGTTGCCGACTTCGTGAGCTCCGCACTCGTCGCGGGCGCCAAGCTCGAGGAGGTTCGCCTCTGGAACTCCAAGACCGAGGAGCTCATCATCGCCGAGCCCATCGAGTGCGTCGTCAACAGCCTCTAAGCTTCACGAGCACTGGCCCTCCCGGGTGACTACCCCTCGGGAGGGTTGCTCGTGTACGGGCACCTGATATAATAGTACTACAACGACGACGAAAGGACGGTGAACGACATGGCAACAGCCACAATTGCACCCGCCACCGGCGCGCAGGTCAGCTACATTCGCAACCTGCTCGAGCTCCGCGTGGTCGACGAGGTCGCGGCCTCCATCATCCGGGACAGCATCCCGCTCATGAGCAAGGCAGACGCCAGCCGCACAATCGACCACCTCAAGACGCTGCCGATCGCGCCCAAGTACACGCCGGCCAGCTCACCCTCACCCGCTCAGTCAGCTCTCGCGGGCATCCCCAAGAGCAAGTACGCGATCCCCGTCGAAGAACTTGAGTTCCTCGAGCTCGACGCATCCGCGAGCATTCACGGCGACCTCCTCTTCATCGAGGTGCGCGAGTACATGCGCACGCTCTACATGCGTCGCCTCACCGGCAGCGTGGGTTCATTCACTCGCCACAAGCTCACGCACAAGGACACGCTCACGCTCGTCGAACTCATCGAGCGCGACCCCTACAGGTACGCCCGGCTCTTCGGGCTGCACTACAGCTGCTGCGGTAAGTGTGGAGCCGAGCTCACCGACCCCGTCAGCCGTAAGCTCCAGCTCGGCCCCGAGTGCCGCAAGGCGTTCGGCTTCTAGCTCACGACGCAGCGCACTTCGCCTCAATCTCGAGGCGGAGTGCGCTTGCCCGTGATACGATCAACACTCGTTCAAGGAGGTGCACATGGATGACGCGGTAGCAGGGTACAAGCTCATCGCCACAAAGAAACAAGACCGCGGCGACACGATCAACTACACTCGCATCGTCAAGCCAGACGAAAAGCACGGAGTCAAGCGCATGCTCGAAGAGCAAGGCTACGAAGTTGAGGTAGTCGAGGCAAGCGAAGAAGAAATGCGGCAAGCCGAACAAGCGTAGCCGCTGCCGTAAACAGACACAGAGACACAGAGAAGAAGGAGACAAGCCTATGTGGCTATTCACGCAAGATGGATTCATTAGCATCGTCGCGCATCGACGCAAGCACGACGTCGCACTCGTTCGAGCACGTGACGCCGAGTCGCTACTGCCACTCGTCGCGTACAGCGACAGCCCCGACCTGCCTAATGAGATCACGCGCACACCCGACGCGGACTACCCTTACCGCCTCGAGATCGCATGGCGCCAGCTGTCCAAGTACCTCGTCGACCAGGTCTACAGCATCACCTACGACAACTTCAAGAACCAGGTGCACGATACACGCGGTGACGACTTCGCAGCGCCACTGCACAAGGTCTGGTCAGTCATGCACGAGGTCGAAGACTCGAGTGCACGGCAGACGCAGAAGCGCGGAAAGGTCGCAGCAACAATGACCTGACGCGCTTGTCCTGTCCCCGAGAGAAAGGAAACACATGAGTAACACTGATAGCAATAGACAGAGCCGTCGAACGCTACTCGTAGCATTCGGCATCGTGGCAATCGTAGCAGCGACAGTGTTCGCAATGCTTTCCTACAACTCGCACCAAGCCGGCGCAGCGACAAGCTCGACGACAAAGCAAGCCGTCGCGGCTAGCGCGACAAGCGCGGTGAACACGACAACGACAATGACCGTAGCAACAACGACCAGACAAAAGGACGACAAGCCAAAGCCCGAGCCAAAACCAAAACCAGAGTGGAAGTGCAAGAACCAGCTCGCGAACGTACTACATGCGGCAGGCTTCACTGGCTACTCACACCAGATGGCATGGGCAATCACGATGCGCGAATCCAAGGGACAAAACCTTGACGAGTCGTCGCCCTGGTACACTGGCGCGCTCGGCATCTGGCAGATCCAAACCTCCGCGCACTCCGGCAAGCCCTGGTGGTCACGCGGTGCAATGCTCGACCCGTATACGCAGTCGCGCATCGTCTACAAGCACATGACCAACAAGGGCAAGTACTGGGTCCCGTGGGGACTTAACTCCGACGGCTCACTCAACACTTCGCAATACGGTGGATGGTCTTCATGGCAGCATGAGAATTGGATCATGGCCCCGTTTCGTCAGTTCATGAGCGAGTACCCGTGCAAGAGCACACCACCGAAGAAAGGCTAGCAAGCCGATAGTAAGAAGGGACGCACAACATGGCAGCAACCAAGCCGAAGACACCAACAGACGACGAGATCCTCGCAGCACTTCGCGTGCTCGAGGAACTCGGCTCACGCGACGACTACGCTTATCAGAAGCTGGCGCAGAAGCTCCCAAAGGCAAAGCGCCCACCGATAAGCAACCCGATAACGGCAAACCTGTCTCTGATTGGCAACGAGGATATCTACGACGTGCCTAACGCGACGATGGACAAGATCGAAGCAGCAGTCAAGGCAGCATGGAAGCCAGTGACCGCCAAGATCGGAGCAAAGACGTACACCGTTGAGTTCAACGACATCGAGTTCTAGCGCAACAACAGCTGCACGGGAAGGGCCCTCGAGCAATCGAGGGTCCTTTCCTTTGCGGTCACGTCGACACACACGCCCCTATAATTGTGACGATCAGCAGCACGCCACAAGGAAGGGACACCACGATCGTGGCACAAGCCAAGGCAAGCAAGACCGCAGCAGCCAAGAAGCCTGCGGCAAAGAAGCCTGCAGCCAAGAAGGCAGCTACGCCGGCCGCCAAGAAGCCAGCTGCCAAGAAGCCAGCCGCCGCCAAGAAGGCAGCAGCTACGCCGACCAAGCCTCGCGCCAAGAAGGCAGCAGCGCCAGCTTCTGCGGCAACACCCAGCCCGAAGCCCAAGCTGAGCGAGCGCATCCGCGCCTGGCTCGGCCTGTAAACTACAGCCAGCCAACAAGAAAGAAGCTTGCCGATGAGTGAAGAGCCCGTAGACCAGACTGAGGTTGCGGCTGAGGTAGAGGCTGACGCGGTCGAGGTAGGGCGACCCAAGCCTCGCGTCAAGCCAAAGCCTGACCTGCCCGCGGAGGAACTCCAGGACCCCGACCTAGCTCACGAGGTCGCAGGCGAGCCGGAGGCGCAGCAGGCGGAGCCTGCGGCTGAGCCACAGTCGCAGCCTCAGTCTACACCAGCACCCACCGAGCCTGCGGTATACCAAGCTGCGGTAACCGGTGAGCGCGACGACGTGTACCTTGACAAGTGCATCGTCAAGAATGTCTACAACAAGAAGAGCCTAACGGTCCACCACCTGCAGCGTCGACTGTGGGAACTCGGCTTCACGTCAGCTGCCGAGGACAAGGACGGTTACTACAGCGACCTGACCATTGACGCCGTGGCTGCCTTCCAGGCAGCTAATGGTCTCGATGAGACAGGCATCGTCGACGAGGAAACTTTCAAGGCGATCTTCAATGGTGACCCGATCGTGATCGTCCACGTCTAGCCCAACAACC